AGAAGTTTCTTTGGTAGACTTAAAAAGCTATTCTCAACCAATGCAATTGTAACGGTTGATAAAGATGGTAAGAGAAAAGTTGTAGATACTGAAGACCGTCAATATAATACTAACTTCGTAAATCTTAGAGATAGATATACTAAATTACAAAGGTCTTATTATGAAACTCAACAGGGTGCTCAATCAATGGCATATCATCAAGTTCGTAGAGAACTTTTTAGAGATTATGATGCTATGGATAGTGACCCAATCATATCATCGGCATTAGATATATATGCGGATGAAAGTACAACTAAGAACGAATATGGTGATGTACTTCAAATTAAATCTACAAACGAAAACGTAAGAGAATTACTTCATAATTTATTCTATGATATAATGAACATAGAATTTAATTTATGGCCTTGGGTTAGAAATTTAGTAAAATATGGAGATGCTTTCTTAGCATTAGAAATTGCAGAAGATAAAGGTGTTATAAATGTGATGCCACACTCAATTTATAATGTAGAAAGATTGGAGGGTACTGACCCTAATAATCAAAACTATGTAAAGTATAAAGTTGAATTAGACCGTTTTGGTAAAAAAGAATATGAGCAATATGAAATGGCTCACTTCCGCATGTTATCAGATACTAACTTTTTACCTTATGGTAAATCAATGGTAGAAGGTGCAAGAAGAATTTGGAAGCAATTATCACTTATGGAAGATGCGATGTTAATTCATCGTATTATGAGAGCACCTGAAAAAAGAATATTTAAAATTGATATTGGTAATATTCCACCGGTAGAAGTTGATAACTACATGCAAAAGATTATCAACAAAATGAAGAAAACTCCATTTGTTAATAAAGAAACTGGTGACTACAACTTAAAATACAACATTCAAAACCTTACTGAAGATTTCTTCTTACCTGTTCGTGGTAGTGATAGTGGAACAAATATTGAAAACCTACAAGGTTTAGAATATGCGGCTATTGAAGATATTGAATATCTAAGAGGTAAATTATTTGCAGCATTAAGAGTACCAAAGGCTTACTTATCGTATGATGAGAACGTAAATGGTAAAGCAACTCTAGCAGCAGAAGATGTTCGTTTCGCAAGAACTATTGAAAGAATCCAACGAACAGTTGTTAGTGAATTAACAAAGATAGCAATTGTACACTTAGCAGCTCAAGGTATTGAGGATTCTGAAATGACAAACTTTGAATTAACTCTTACTAACGCTTCTACTATTTATGAGCAGGAGAAAGTTAATTTATGGAGTGAGAAAGTAAGATTAGCATCTGATGCAAAAGCACTTAATATGTTATCATCCGATTGGTCATACCATAATATATTTGGTTTATCACAGGATGAAGTTGATATTGAAAGAGCAAAAGTAATCTTAGACCTTAAGGATAGATTCAGACATACTTCAATTGAACAACAAGGACAAGACCCGGCAAATCCACCACAACAACAAAATGTGGAGGAGGAAATTGGTAAACTTAAAACCGAAATTGAATTAAATAGAGGAGTTGGAAGACCAAAAGAAGGAAACACTTATGGTAAAGATAAGCATCCGTATGGTAGAGACCCATTAGGAGATAAGGAAAATCATAAAGAGAGAAAGAGAGATGATAGACACTTAAATGCAAACGCAAAAAAGCTTGCAAGAGAATATATAAACGGAATTTCATCAAAAAAGAAGGTTTTAAACGAAAAATCTGATATGTTAGATGAAAAAAACCTATTAGATGACACTAAAATTTAATAAAGAAAAATTTGTTTATATTTATATGTGTTAGTTTATAGGGTAGATTAAATATAGGGTAATTAAATGAAAAAAATTAAACATTCCAAGTTTAAGAACACTGGAGTGTTATTTGAGCTTTTAGTAAGACAAATAACATTGGAAGTTCTTAATGGCGATAAGAAAGAAACCGCTAAAACAATCGTAAGAGAGTTCTTTGCTCCCAATACAGAGTTAAATAAAGAGTTACGTCTTTATGATATACTATTAAAGGAGAAGTATAGTTCCGAAACAAAAGCGGATAGATTAGTAGAGACTGTGTGTGATGCACATGCTAAATTGAATCAATCGGCATTATCAAAAGAGAAATTTAATCTTATAAAAGAGGTTTCGGCTAAGTTTGATATAGAACAATTCTTATCATCACCTATAACTAATTATAAAGTTTTAGCTTCTATATATAAAGTATTTGAATCTAAAAGAGAATCAAATTATGATATTAAAGATATTTTTAATTCTAAAATTACTTTAATTGAGAATATTACATCTAAGCCCTCACAAAAACTTCAACCAACTGAAGATAAAAAGTTGATTGAAACCTATAAACAACAAGACAAAGACCTTAGATTACTAACCTACAAAATCTTAGTAGAAACTTTTAATAAAAAATATACAAATTTAGATGATTCTCAAAAGAATTTATTAAAAGAGTATATTAATAATATTACTAATACTACAAAATTCAAAGATTACGTTTCGGTTCAACTTCCAAACATTGTAGCTGAATTGAAAGCTATCAAAGCAAAGGTGGAAGATAAAGTTACTACAATTAAATTATCTGAAACTATTTCAGTTTTAGAAAAAATGAAAATGGGTAAAACTGTATCCGATTCTCAAGTTTCATCAATTATGCTTTCGTATGAGCTAATTAAAGAACTTAAATCTAAACTAAAATAATGGAAGCTAGATTAAAAGAGGCTATTAGAAAATACGTTAGAGAGCGTAATGTAAAAAGAACTTTGGATGAAATGTCTGTAACTGGTGGCGTAGCAGGATATGATACACCAGCTGCATTTGCAAAGCCCGGTCAAACTAAAAAGAAAAACAATAGATTGGCTAGTGTAACTGGTGGTACTGTTGTAGATGATTTAGAAGAAGCAAAAATATTAAATCTAAAACAAGAAAAAGAAAAACCAACCGCAGCTAAAAAAGAGCCAGGTGCAGAAATTGCAGATGTTAGTGGTATGATTATGGCTGAAAATCGTTGGTTAGAACTTAAAAGAGAAGAATCTTCACCAAAAGCAAAAGTTGGTAAAGGTGTTTCTAATATACAAAAACAACTTTCTGAAATAGAGAAGTTTGTTAATTGGTATTCTAAAATTAAGACAGAAAACGGACTTAAGAAAGAAGATTATTGGAAAAGAACAAACGCATCGTTATATAAAATCAGAGAAAGGTTAATGGGAATAACTGAAAAATTAAGAACACTATAATATGAACACATCAATTACAAAATCAAGACTAAAAGAATTAGTTAAAGAAGTAATGGTAGAAGAAGCAGATTACCAAACATTTTTTAAAAAGGCTTTAGAAAAAGCTGGAAAAGGTATCAACGATATGGATGACGCTGAAAAGAAAGCATTCTTTAATAAAATTGATTCTGCTTGGAATGGTAAGGGTGAGAAAAACGAAGAACTAACCGGTGGACAGCATAAATTAGATGTTGATAAAGATGGTGATATTGAAGCTGATGATTTGGCAGATTTAAGAGCATCTAAGAAAGAAGATATATCAACCGAATTACCAAAAGCAACTATACCATCTGCTGTTAAACAAAAAATGGCTATGGCTATTGATAAAATTAAAGATGCTAAATTAACTAATGTTCAAAAATTACAATTAGTAGCACAGGTGGTTGATAGTTTAGGTATTGATAAATCTCAATTAGGTTCTATGGCTTCTAAAATTAGAAGCAAAATGGAATCTAAAAAATAAGAATATAAATGAAATCATTACTAATAGAAACAAACCTATTTGAAGGTAAAGTAAAAGAAGATGAAGGAGGAAGAACTTTAGTAAAAGGAGTTCTACAAAGAGCATCTGCGGAAAACCAAAACGGTAGAGTATATCCTAGAGAAATCTTAATGAGAGAGGCTAAGAAATACGAAGTACTAATTAAAGAACGTAGAGCATTAGGTGAATTAGACCACCCTGATTCCACTGTAATTAACTTAAAGAATGTATCTCATAACGTAAGAGAAATCCATTGGGAAGGGGATGATTTATGTGGGACAGTAGAAATT